TTGTAATAGTAAGAGTAGTTGCTGTTGGCACAGATGTCACCATAAATTTTTTATCATCAAAATCAGATGCACTAAAATTAGAATTAGTTATAGAACTAAAATTATCTAATAAAATAATATCATCTTTTAATATACCGTGTGAACTAGAAAAAGTTATAGTAACAGTTGCTGATCCGTTAGTTGTGCTAAAAGCACTTGTAAGTGTTGTCGTAGATTTAATAGGATGTATGTCATAAAACACACCTCCTGAATAAGCATATAAAATCCTGTTTGATCCTATGATCGCATATTTTCTACCTAGACTATTAACATAATGATGCAGTCCTCTGACTGCTCCTGTTAAATCATCTGTTCCTAATTGTTTCCAACCTCCTATTTTTTCAGGTGTTCCATATCTAAATCTAACATTATCACAGTCTACCCATTGACCTTCAGCTGTAGTTTCAGAAATTTGTTTATTAATACCTGGTTGAAAACCTATTTTTTGTAACATAAGAATCCTTTTTTTCTAATGATATAGGTAATATCACATATTTAAATACTTTAAAAGCTGCTATTTTTCGTAATTCTCTGGCACGTCTTTATTTTCTACGGTGCCATGCTCTCTACCATCTCCATATTCTTTAGTGGCTCTATTGATTACTCCCATTAAAACAGTTGAAAATTCATAACAAGATTTTCTTTCTAATGGGTAATGGCCTCTTCTTAAAATTATTAAGAGTATTTCTTTCCAAGAAAATTTTAATTTTAAATGTGTTTCTGTAAATTTAAATTCCATATTACGTTGATAAGAACCAAGAAGTTAGTATATATTTGTCTTTTTGTAAAGGTGGATTACCTCTATGCACGTAAGGATAATCTGCAGGAAATATACACACACGTCCTGTCTTTGCTTTGATCCTTTGTTTTTGCATTAAAAATTCTGTTTCTCCACCTTCTTTAATATCATTTAAATACATGGTCCAAACTAAAGCTCTTTTACAAGAAAGATCTCTATGACTTCTTTCTGTATGCCATACATGATACCCACCTCCTGGGATTGTTTTTTGAATTTTTATAGTTGTAAAATGTAAATCAATTATACCACAAAAATTTGCATACCCTGTTTTTTGATCATAAATTGATAATGCATCTCTTAATATTTTACATACTTCTTCTATTTCATCAGGCCAATTATTTGATTTACTAAAACTTATTGCTAAATCATCTTTAATTCCTTTTGCCATTTTTTCAGAATTATATCTATCATAGGCTTTTGAATCTTTTTCTTTTTCAAAAATATTTATTAACTTTTTACATAATTCTGGTGATACAAAATTATCAAACATAGCTATAGAATCTACTATCTTTACATATCTTTTAAGACCTGTTTTTTCTGTTTCTTCATAACCAATATCTTTATTTTTTTTCATTATATCTCCGGGTTGTACATTTTAGTTAAACGAATCGGGCTTTTAACTCCATCATAAGCGTGCTCTACGTTGGGTCCGTTTTTATCTACATAATGTAAAAAAGTTTGTAGATGAAAATCTCCCTTAAAATTTTCTCTCCAATGTTCTGACTCACATCCTAAATAAATTACAGCATCACCAGGTTCCATGTCAACAGGTTTTCCATCAACGTATAATGGCCATTTAGTTCCATCACTGTCCCACATAGCAGAAACAGATATTTCACATGCTGGTCTATCTTTATGTTTTTGCAACTCTGCATTATAAGTATAAAATCTTGTAAAAGCATACGTTGCCATTAAGGATAACCCTGTTTCTTTTTCCATTATTTTTTTCTTTTGCAC